GTTGCAATGGTTGTAAAATTTCATGTGTTTGTTTTTTAGTTCTGTTTCTTTAAATGAATACTCAAATATACAACTCTTTTGAATACTCACAACATTTAGGGAAAAATAATTTAGTTGGCACTTGGCATTAGTGTCATTAGTGGCATTTTCCCAATGTCTTTGTGCCATTAGTGCCACAAATGCCATCTACCGAATAGTGTGATTAACCGCACCATCGAAATCAATTCTATCTAAATTCGCGATTCGCAATTCACAAAGTGCGTTATTCCGCACATTACCGAATAGTGTACTTGCCAGAGTTAGCCTTCAACTTCTCCATTGCTACGTACCTCAGAGCATCGAGTGCGTGGTTGTTGTCATCTTCGGGTTGGTTAGTTACTTGGTTGGTTTTATAGTCTCTCTTCCAAGCGTAGTTACGGAGTTCTCGGATAACATTAACTGAGTCTTGATGCACCATTATTTGAACGCTCTTCAGCTTGTCTATTCCCGACCGAACAGAGTCTTGACCTTTGGCGACTGGTCTAATCCTGAACCCTGACCGTCTTATTTCTTCGATGCTCTTTGGCTCTGCGGAGTCGGCTATTATCTCGTCCGACCTTTGTAGTCCGCATTTACGGGCAATGTCTGCATTCGTTAACCCGGACTCGTAAAGCAATTCTTTAACCCATAGCTTGCCCTCTTGGTAAACAACCTCCACAAGCGCAGTCGGGTCGTTAGTAAACCCGAAGTCCAGCCCGTAGGCTTTCCACTTGTAACCCGTTGGAAACTCTTTGACCTCTGTCCAGTTCTCGTAGATGGCGCCTTCGCGTCTTGACCGTTGCCCAAGTCCGTAAACCTTCCACTTGTATTCGTCTGCCGTTCCTCGTGCTTGGTTCTCAGGTGTTGGTTGGTAACTGTTAATCTTGTCGCGAATATGCTGGTCGAGAAAGGTGTTGTCCAGCATAGTGGAATGAATCAACACAACATCGTCTCGCTTCAGTACGTTGTCGTAAATCCAATGTTCGTCCGTGCTTGGGTTATAATCTAGAATCCATTTCCCTTTACAACGTTGCTCCAGTTGGTCGAAGTCGTCCTTACTTGTTTCGATTGCCTCGTTTAACCAAAAGAAGTCCGTTTCGATACCGTGTAACTTCTGAGAGTCGTCAAGCCCGTAGAACTCAAACGAAGAGCCGTAATGCTGGTAAGTTAGTTCCGATTTATTAAACGATTCCTCCGACCAGCTTTCAACACTTGCAAAGACCTTTTTAAACGTGTCGAGTACCGTCGGCTTAATCCACGTTCTTCTCCACCTTGCAATCGCGAATCTCTGCGGTGTTTGCGTACCAAGTAGGAGCAACGCTTGACAGATTGACCACGTTTTCGAGGAACGTGAGCCACCTTCCAAAACAATTCCCCGAACTGATTTATCATTAAGCGCGTTCCATAGTTTGCGAAAAACTCTCGTTCCGTCAATTGTCATCCTTTGGCTCGTGAATAATAACGTCTATTCGGTCAGGCTTTCCACCGTTGACAGTCTGCTCAACCTCCTCTTTCGGTTTGCCGTAAACCCGGTCAAAGAGAACATCGAGAATATGAATCGAACCCTTCTCGTAGTCCCTCTGCGCTTTCTTAGCAATGAGAGCAATCCAAAACGGAAGTTCGTCATTCTTTGCCAACTCCACCAACTCGCTCCGGGACTTGCCCAGTACGTTCTTGATTATGTCCTGAACCTGAGACTTGGAGAGTTTGACGTTATGCTCATCAAGGAAGTGTTCTTTTAGAAGCGTCTCCACGTTCTTCGGTCGCCCTTTCGGGTTGCCGCTCTGTCCTTTCTTGAACTTGTGCTGTTCTATGTTCTCAGGGTTTGGCATCGCTGTTATTTCGTTGTTTGGTGAGCGTCAGGGTAGAATCGAACTCCTCCTTTCTACTGGAAGTAGAATGTGCAACCATTACACTTCTGACGCATTTTTTGGATATGGTTTCGCCAGCGACTGGCATAAAGGTACTAAAGATTTGTCAAGTGGGTAGACGTATTTGTATTTTCCGCTTTTCTTCCTGTATGTTAGTTTTTCTCTCTGTTCTTTTGGCAATGTATTTGGTCCTCTATCGTGTACCCATTTACCTTTATAAAATACCTCATTGCCTGAGCTTTCACTTTCATCTACTAAATGCCAATTTGTAGCTTGATAAATAATACCTTTATGATTCTGACCTTTGTCTGCATAGCTAATTAACAGCTTTGCTGTTGGGCATTTCTTCTTAATTAACTTCATTGCAATAGCCATTGCTTTTGATGTGCTCTCTTGCTTACCATTCAAAGCCATCCTTGTTAGTTCCAAGTATTGTCCGTGCTTTAATCCGTATGGCTTACCCATATTTGCTGAGGCACCATATCCAAATGTAATCACTCCACACCATTGATTACTTTTATTGAATACTGAAAAAGCAATTCCAACAACCGGGCAGACTTTTGCATAGTGAAACTTTAAGCAAGCGTATTTTACTGCTTTATATGATGCCTTTTCTAATCTCATATCTCTCCAGCACTTACGGAAAAGAACGCACCTTGATACTTTCGGTCAAGTAGTTCTTGAATGTCAATCTCAGCACTTTGCAGTTGTTCGGGGCTTGTGAATGTTATTTTCATAGTCGCTGGTTTGTTCTTTTCTTCTCCTATCAAATCTTCATCTGTCGGCATTTCAAGAAAGTTCGGAACATCTAAACCCCAAGCATCTAATTCCATTTCATTCCAAGTATTCGCCAACTCGTCCCAGTCCCATTCTCCAAACCCTACGTTGTCTTTGATGATGAACTCGCGCTGTTTTTCTTCTGACCAATCAACAACTTGAACGGGTACCTCTGACCATCCAGCTTCTTGCATTGCCTTTAAGCGCATATTACCGCCCAGGACTATCATCTCTTTGTTAACGACTATCGGTCGGACGTTAGCCATCTCAGGAAAGTCCCGGAGCGATTGAACCAACTTCTTAAACTTCTCGTCCTTGATGTAACGCGGGTTGTCCGAGTTTGGTCTAACCTTACTTATCGCAATATAATCCATTCTTGTAATTTTTTAGAGCCTCGTGACTCGTCTTTCCTTTTGCTTTCTTACACGGGTTACCGTTCCAGTAGTCGTCTGCGGCTTCTCTACTGAAGCAATAGAACTCCATCGTATACGTGTTTTGAGTAATGTAAAGCCCGTAATTTTCGTGTTGCTTGTTCTCTCTCATATTTCTGAGATTGGTAAAAGTATGCCTTTGCTCGTGTCGTTGTCTCCTCCGAGAACGTCTCGTTTAGTTCCAAGATACGTTCGGCATAGTTCTTTTAAAAAGTCAGTCTTGACTAATTTAATAACATTCTCCGAAACTATCAAAGCCCAGTAGTCAGCTTCAGAAGTCGAAAGCCCGGAACGCTTGCCTCGTGAAGAGTATTCAATAAACACGTTTCCCGTTTGCGTTGCTTTCAAGTCTTTCTTTACTTCAATGGTTCGGTTCTCTAAGATGTCCGCCAGTAGCTTCTCTCCGAGTTGCCCGACTTCTAAGTCGTGTCGAAAGTCGTTGTTATACTTCACTTCTTTTTGCGTCTCTTTGGTTTGTTGGCTTCGTAATAGTTCAGAAGAGCAACACTCATAATCTGCGGACTCCTTCCACAAGTAAAACAAACCTTTGCTTTCGGGTCAATGTACGACCAAGCATCTTGGTAAAGTTTCTGTTCTTCTCGTGTTATTCGTCCTGAGAACTTCGCGGCTTTCATTCTACTTAGTGCCTCGTGCCTCTCTTTGATAAATAGCAAAAGTTGTTTTTTGTCCATTAGTTAAAATTTTCTCCTTTTAAAATTCGTACAATCCAAACCAATAAAAGCAATATGCAACAGAATGTAACTGCATCGCTCATATTTCAAACCTCCACATTAACCGCTCAAACAAAACACTCAGGAGAGGAACGTAAAGAAGTGCCTCCGGGTCGTTAGCGCAGTAAAGAACTCCAAACCAAAACGACAAACAAAGCCGACAGTCTAACGGCTTAAAAGACTGGCTCTCGTTCATTCCAAGCCACTTTTTTAGAAGTAGGTCAATGCCAAAGACTTCAATCCAAAGGAAGCTTAACACGCTCCCGGATAATGCGCTCAAGATGTATTCCATAGTAATTCGCTCTAAGTGTTTCTATTGTTTTCTTTACGGTGTTGCCGATGCTCTTGTAAGGTATGCCCACCTTCTTCGCGACCTTTCTGTAACTGCCTTCTTCCAGCCATAGTTTAAGAACTTCGCGGTCGTACCAATGCAACTCTTGCATAAGTGTTTCAATCAACGAAATGTCCTCTTCTTTTTCCCAATCGTAGTCCTCTCTCTCGTGGTCAACCTTCTTATGGTTGTGGAGGTCGTAGAGTTTCGAGAAGCTGGAACGCGGACTGGTCGCCATTGTCATCATTGTTCTAACCACGTAAAACCGCAAGTAACCGCCTTCGTTAATCTGATTCCATTTCTCTTCGGTCATCTCCAGTAGAACCATTGCGACTTCCTGAATCAAGTCGTCCGGGCAGTTGCACAACTTATCCGCGAGTTCGTGGAGTTCCTCGTCTGCAAGTAGGTCGATTGCGGCTTGTTGTTTCACTTTCGCAAGTTAAGTATTTATTTACAATGTTGTAAAAGATACCTTTCAACCGATAACCGTTCGGGGCAATCTTCGTCAAAGTTCCCGAACTTCTTGGTTGAGTGTTTAACTGGTTTCACTTGGTTGTTGCTTAGAAGGTATTCATAAGCCGATAAGTAAGGCGCGAACTGCGGAGGTTGCCCTTCTTCTTTAAACCACTTGAGAACCAAGTCCCACGCTTCGGCTGGTGTTATCTTCTTTACTGGTGCTTCGGGTAGTTGGTTTTGATTGTAGCCCGGTCGCGCGTTCCCTTTCCTTATGTGTTCTTTGTAAGCCGTCAGAACCTTACCGACTACGTTAACGCTCAAGTGTTGCCCGAATGTCGAAGCGTCTATTCGTTTGTTATCAAGATAGAGTTCTTGCTTTGCCGCCAACATAAACGCTTTTCTTACCGTTTCGCTATTGTACTTGTATTCCTCGTTTATGAAGTCCTGAATCAGTTTAATAAGGTTCATTCCTTGCGGAGAGTTTGGAAACTCCTGACAACCGACCATTGACGGCAGTTGTGTAATTGTGCTTACAAGATTATACATTGCCTAATTGATTATTTCCGTAAAGTGATTCGTGAATAGCTTGTCGTTTTATTTCCTCCATCATTTCCCGAGCCTCTCGTTCCTCCTTTGTTTCGGGTTGCTCAATGGTTTCTTTTTGCTGAAGATAAGGTAAGGTGTTTAGAATTGTGGTTTTCCAGTTCTTTATTTTCTTTCCGTTTCCGTTCCTCCAACCGTTAGCCTTCCAACTTTGATACTTCGCGTTGATACTGTTCTCAGGAACGTTAAAGTTCAACTCTGAACATTTATCTAAAGCATACTCTCTAAATTCCTCATACGCGGGTAACTGGTTTATTGTTACTTGGTTACTTGTTTCTTGTTTATCTATACTACAAGTGCTTTCACGTTGCTTTGTCTCGTGCTTTATCAATGCTTTATCAAGTGCTTTGTCAAGTGCTTTATCAAAATTTGATAGGGCAACTATGTTAGCGGAGTATTGATTCTTAGACCTTTGAACCATGCTAATAAAACCCCATTCTACAAGGTCGTTCAACGTGTTGATGTAGGTATTGTAAGACTT